TATTATGGTTTTTAAAATTTTTTTTAAATTTACTTTCTAATTTGTGATCTATTGGGTTAATAATAATAAAATTTTGTTTTTTATTTTTTTTATAAAATGAACCACTTTCATTAAATTCTACATAAATTGTATTGATAATCTTTTTAATTTTATTAAAATATTTTTTCATAGTAGCACGATGATAAGCTAGTTTTAATTTATGAAATTTATAATCAGTGAAATATCTAGGTTCTTCTATTATTACAATCTTATCTATATCATGTTGATTTACGATATTTTTTATAATTTTAGTTTGAAATAATTGATTTGGTAAAATAATTAGTATCATTAATATAATATAGTATATAATATATATTTAGCTAAATATTTTTTCAATATTATCAATTAAAAAAAATTGAAAAAATATTTCAATATTGACAAATTATTATATGTCTTCCGAAAGTAATACATCTAATTCTTCTGCTAATAAGCAGTCTAAACAATCCCGAAGAGAAGAAGTAAACAAAGCACTTTGTAGTGCTTGTGACTTTGTATCTCAATCACTGTCTCAAATGATTGACCAAGCAGCTGTTGATAAAGTAGCAACAGTCAGTTCTAAAACAAGAGGCCGTCTACCTAAAGAACTCAATTTTAAAGTGTTTGATATTGAACGTAAGTTGCTAATTCATCTCGGTGTTCTTCGTAAAGAGGGTGGAAAAGTTATCTTTGACCAGTCTGGTCTTCCTTTCCACACTGACCGTGGAGTCAAAGGAGGGCCTCCTGGTTTTTCTTGGAAAACAATTTACAATCGTGAATTTGTCTCCAAGAAAAAGGTAAAGGGAATTTCCGGCGAAGAGTCTACAGTTGATGTTAGGTCAAATAGTAGATTTCAATCTGCAGGAATTACAACATTTCTTGCAATTGATGTCAAACGACTCCTTAATCCTAAGGGTATTAAGGTGATTGATGTTAGTGATAATACCAAGTCTACCAAGACTGTTTATCAAATTACAGTTTTTCCTCTTGAAGAGAATTACAAATCTACACATGGTAGCCCAGGTACACCTTTTAAGAAAGAGTTTGTAAATGACATGCTTCCTGAAACACCATCCGCTCCTGTAAAGGAGGGTATCTGGGTCAAAGCAGTCAAGGGAACAATGGACGAAGTTAAGGAAAATCTCGATGCTAAACTAGAGGCTGTATCTGCTGCAGTTGCAGCTGATGAGGAACAAAATGAACAGGTTGTGTCAGAAACAGTTAGTTCGTCTGATGCTACAAATGTAGACACTACGAATGTAGACACTACGAATGTAGATGCTACGAATGTAGATACAAAACCCCAAGTTGAAGAGCAAATTTCAGCTGAGTAAAAAACCTTTCTTTAATTAATGGAAAAAAAAAATTATATAGTTTTTTTATTAATTATTTATTTATTTATTAATAGACAAAAAGTATATCATGGAATTGATAAAAAGATAGGTAGAGGTTTATTTTGTAATAATATTATTTTCCCTGGAGAAGTTATAGAAACATGTCCAACGCTAGAGGTAGAATATACAGATGATTCTCTTAATAACTACATCTTTAAAAATGGTAATTACTTGTATGTTGGTTTTGGAATAGGAAGTATGTTTAATCATAGTGATGAACCAAATGTTACGTGGTATTTTACTAAAAACAAAGAGATAGAATTTAAAGCTATTAAATTTATTTTATACGGACAACAATTAACTATTGATTATGGGAAAAAATATTGGAAGTATCGTAAAGATAAAATTTAAATCTCTTTTAATTTAATGAAAATCTGTTTAATAGGGGAAACAAGTATAGGTAAAACATGCTTATGTAATAGTATGTTAGGAGCGGATTTTGATAAATTTTCAGAACCTACTATTGGTGCTTCTTTTTACTCTAAAAAATTAAAAAATTTTTATGATGATAAAATACACATCTGGGATACAGCAGGACAAGAACGTTATCGAAGTCTTTCTCCTATGTATACTAGAGATTGTGATATAATCATGTTAATTCTACATAAAATAGATTGTTGGAGAAATAATTTTGAATATTGGATAAGATTTTATTTGAAAAATTGTGATAATAATACTCAACTTATGATAGTTTTTTCTAAAATGGATATTGTTGAAAAAACTCCCGATAATAATGACATTTTATATGTAGAAAATATATTAACACAAAATAACCTAAAAAGTAAAATATTATTTCATTCTTCCAAAAATAAAACTGGTAACATGGAAATAGAAAAAGAAATTATAAATTTAAGTAAAAATATTTCTAAATATAGAAAAAATACAACAGATATAAAATATGGGAGAGATGAATATTGGTGTTGCAATGTAATGTAAATCTATATATAATGTCGTAATATTTGTACTTAAAATCCATTTATATATATATATATATATATATTTATAGAAAAATATTGTATATAATTATAATGTCAAAAGATAATTATATATGTTACATCTTAAAATGTGGTAATTATACTTACAATGGTTGTACTAATAATTTTAAAAGAAGAATTAGACAACATAATGGTGAAATTAAAGGTGGTGCTAAATGTACCTCTAGGAGAGGTCCGTGGGAACCATATTGTATTATAACCGGTTTCAAAGATAACATTGAAGCATTACAAACAGAATGGAGAATAAAAAGAGTAGAAGGTAGAAAGAGACCATCTAAATTCTCCAGACCAAAAGGTCGAATCAAAGGATTAAATCAAATATTAAAATTAGAACAATTTACCAGTAAGAGTCAAAGATTGATTAAAGATATGGAATTAACTATTTATCTTGATAAAGAATATCATGAATTATTGGAAGAAATACCTGAAAATATTTTGTTGAAAGATATTAATGAATTTTTTATGTAGTCGTATTATGAGAAATATTTAAAATATAAAAGAAAATATTTTCCAACGTATATTAACTTATGATTATGTAATTTTAGATGATACAATGTACACCGTAGGATATCTAGACAATGCAGGAAAAAGGGTTATATGTTGATACTAAACATATTTCATTAAATAAAAAGGATGCTAGCAGCCAATTATCAAAATTAACTCAAGATAAAATTAAAGAATTAGCAAGTTTTTGTCCATCTGAAATAAATTTAATGCATCCAACATTAAAAGAATCCTTAGAGTTTTCCGAGCAAGAGTTTAAAAGTGGAAATAGAACATTATTAGATAAATTAGAAAAAGAACTTAATAAAAAGTAAATTTTCCTTATTTTTATTATTTTAAAATTTTAATAATAATAAAAAAATTGATACAATGTAGAAAAAATGAATTTAGATTCATTTTTTTTTGTAATATCTTTTTTAGTGTTCTAAAACCAAAAAAAATTGATACAATGTAGAAAAAATGAATTTAGATTCATTTTTTTTTGTAATATCTTTTTTAGTGTTCTAAAACCAAAAAAAATTGATACAATGTAGAAAAAATGAATTTAGATTCATTTTTTTTTGTAATATCTTTTTTAGTGTTCTAAAACCAAAAAAAATTGATACAATTTCCCATATAAATATAGTATTAATGGATTACCAACTAATAACCGGGGAGAAAAGAAAAGATTCTGATACTAATAATGGACCTGATAGGAAAAAAATGCGATTAGACTATATGCTAGGCAAAGAAAGTGAAGTAAATGTTTATTCAAATGATAATCATATTTATTATTATTCGAGTGTAACTAAAAAATCTGCCCTGGAATTAAATACAGAAATTAGAAAAGTAACTAGAAATCTCCTTAGAATTAGTAGCGATTTTAATACTAATCCACCTCCAATTTATCTTCATATTAATAGTTATGGTGGAAGTGTATTTGCAGCATTATCTGTGATTGATACAATTCAATATAATCCAGTACCGGTATATACAATTATTGAAGGAGCAGCTGCTAGTGCTGCTACAATGATTTCAGTACATGGTAAGAAACGATATATAACTAAATCTGGTCATATGTTGATTCATCAGCTTAGCAGTGGTTTTTGGGGTAAAATGTATGAGATTGAAGATGAATCAAAAAATCTTAAAAACCTAATGAAGGTTATTAAGAAAATTTATAAAAAGAAATCAACTATTCCAGATGATAAACTTGACGATATCCTTAAACACGACTTGTGGTGGAAAAGTAAAAAATGTTTAAAATATGGTCTAGTTGATAAAGTAATTAAAAGTAGTTGGGAGTTATTTGATGAAAACGTTAAAAACAAGATTTAATTTATTTTTTATTTAATTATTCCATAGTTGTTTTTAGTAACATACTAGTAACTTGGTATGGGTTCATATTAGCACCTGGTCTTCTATCTTCAAAGTAACCTTTCTTCTCATCATAAGTATCATTACCAATTCTAACAGATGCACCACGATTAGCTTTACCATGAGTAAATTTATCATAAGATGCAGTTTCATGCGCACCAGTCATACGTCTATCATTATTAGCTCCATATACAGCCATGTGTTCAGCATGTTTATGAGATAATTTTTCAATAGATTCTTCAATATATTCTAAACCTGTTTTTTCAACACCATTTTTGTCTACAGTACCTTCTCTCATATTAAGAGTACTAAAGTTAGTATGACAACCAGAACCATTCCAGTCTCCTTTGATAAGTTTAGGTTCGTAGCTTACCACTACTTGGAATTTTTCTGCAACTCTTTCTAAAAGATATCTAGAAAGCAATAATTGATCACCTGCATCAATTCCTACAACAGGACCAATTTGGTATTCCCATTGTCCTGGTGCTACTTCAGCATTAATTCCACTAATGGTAAGACCTGCATCAACACAAGCCCTAAGATGAGCTTCAACAATATCTCTACCAAAAGCATTTCCAGTTCCTACACTACAATAATATTGACCTTGAGGAGGTGCACGACCTTCATGATCAAATCCTAATGGAAAACCAGAAACAGGATTAACTAAAAAGTATTCTTGTTCTATACCATACCAAGGTTCTTCAGATAAATGTTTATCAAAGATTTCTTTAGCATTAACTCTGTGGTTGTTTGGTAAGGGAGTTCCATCTGGTTTATAAGTATCGCATAATACAATCTTATGGTCTCCTTTTCTAAAAGGGTCTTTAATCATTCGGACTGGTCTGATGATTACTTCACTATCATGGCCTTCTGCTTGTAAGGTGCTACTACCATCGTAATTCCAGTGAGGTAAGGAATCTAAATCAACCATTTTATTCATTACTTTAGTTTTACTTCTTAATTCTCCTTTTCCTCCAATCCATACATATTCATATATGTGCATTAAAATATTATATATTTTTTTTCTTTAGTATGATTTTATACAAAAATTGATTCTTTAACTATTTAATAAATATCAATGAATAATCATAATATTATATTATTAACTGATAGTTATAAAGTTTCTCATCATGTTCAATATCCTCCAAATACTACCAAAATTTACTCATATTTTGAATCTAGAGGAGGGAGACATCAAGAAATATGTTTTTTTGGATTACAGTATTTTATTAAAAAGTATCTTCTTGGAACAGTTGTAACTGAAGAAAAAATTAATGAAGCCAAAATATTATACCAAAAGCATTTTGGTTCTAGTACTAATGTATTCAATGAAGAAGGATGGAGATACGTTTTAGAAAAACATCATGGAAAATTACCAATTGAAATTAAAGCTGTCCCAGAAGGAACAGTACTACCCTATAAAAACGCTTGTATGACAGTTACTAATACTGACCCAAAATGCTTTTGGTTAGTTAATTTTTTAGAAACTCTATTGGTACAAGTTTGGTATCCAATGACAGTAGCAACAAATTCTAGAGAACAAAAGAAAACTCTACTATATTTTCTAGAAAAAACAGGAGATCCTAATACTATTGATTTTAAATTACATGACTTTGGTTTTAGAGGAGTATCTTCTGTAGAAAGTGCTGGAATAGGCGGAGCTGCTCATCTGACACAATTTCTAGGAACAGATACCATAGCAAGTTTAGTTGTTGCTAAAGATTATTATAATTCTGAATGTGCTGGATTTTCTATTCCTGCTTCAGAACATTCTACCATGACTTCTTGGGGTAAGGATGAAACTGATAGTCCTGGAGGAGAACTTGCTGCGATGAGAAATATGTTAACACAATATCCAACTGGATTAGTTGCATGTGTAAGTGATTCTTACAATATTTGGGAAGCGGTTAATGATAAATGGGGTAAATCATTAAAAAATTTAGTAATGGAAAGAAATGGGACTCTAGTAATTAGACCTGATTCAGGACCACCTGCTCTAGTAGATTTAGAGTTACTAAATAAACTAGGTGAAGTTTTTGGATATACCGTAAATTCTAAAGGTTACAAAGAATTACCACCACAAGTTAGAATTATTCAAGGCGATGGAATTGATTATATCAGTTTAGGAATGATTTGTCAAGTTTTAACAGATAATAAATGGTCGATTAATAATATTGCTTTTGGTTCTGGAGGAGGTTTGTTACAAAAATTAGATAGGGATACTCAAAAATGTGCCTTCAAGTGTTCTTATGCTTGTGTTGATGGTAAGGAAATTGATGTTTCTAAAACTCCTCTACATTCACCTGGTAAAAAATCTAAAGCAGGTAAGATGACAGTAAATAAACGTGACAATACCATAGTAACTCTATGTGGTAATATGAGAGATGAAACTGATGACATGTTGGAGACAGTTTTTCTAAATGGAAGTATTATTAAAGAATATTCTTGGGAACAAATAAAAGAAAATTCTAAAATTAAGTTAGAAAATTTAGATAGAGATAATATTAATGTAAATATAGCTGAAATTAAGATGAAATATATTAATAGTTTAAATTATGTTAGAGATGTAGATATTATGAGAAAAGCAGATAATAATTATGTCGAACCATATAAATTAGAATTACCTAAATCTTCTTCTTAACCATCTTTGTCTTTTACCATAATGTGGTGAATATATTGGTTCCTTTACAACAATAACTTTTTTAGTTATTTTATTATTTTTTTGAATTATAGTTTTACGAGATTCTTCTACTTTTGTAGTAGTTGTAGTTGTAGTAGTCGTTTCCTTGTTATAATTTTCTTTAATTTTTCTATTACGACGAGATACTATATTATAATCTGGAATATCTCTAACACTCCAAATATGATAATCCGGTAAATAATTAAACATTTTAAATCTTCTTCTACAACAACTATTGGTACATCTTAAAATCATTGGTGCATCTAATGTTATACATTTTCCGTTTTCATTTCTGGTTACATTACCTTGATAACAAAAATGGTCCCATGTTGGGTTTCCTATTATATGACATCCTACATTTCTAAATTGTTCTATTTGTTTCTCATCTTTAATAAAGTTTCCTTGTATATCAAAGATACCCCCATGACATGTTTTAGTTTTTTTATCCATATATATTGATCTATAAAATAATATTTTATTTTTATAGATTTAATTGTAAGGAAATTTTACATAATCTCTTATAAGCCAATCCTACAATATAGATTGTTTCAGTAATACTAATACATGAATCAGTAATACTAACACCATATTTTAACTCTCCTGTATCTAAGTTTTGTTTACCTTCATTTATATTAGATTCAATCATGACTCCAATTATATTTTTACATATAGTCATATTCATTAAAGTTGTATCTAATACCGCATGTTGATTACGATAATCCTTCATACTATTTCCATGAGAACAATCTATCATGACTGCAGGTGATAATTTTTTACATGACATCATATCAGCAGTTTCTACAATCATATCAATGTGAAAATTAGGTCCATTATTACTACCCCTAAGAATAATATGACAATCTCTATTTCCTTTAGTAGTAACAATTGCAGGTTCACCTTTGTCTGTAATACCCATAAAACAATGGGGGTAACTTGCTGACATTACAGCATCTCTTGCTACCACTACTGAACCTCCTGTTCCATTCTTAAAACCTACTGGCATAGATAATCCGGATACCATTTGTCGATGTACTTGACTTTCAGTAGTTCTTGCTCCAATGGCACCCCATGACATCAGATCAGAAATATATTGTGGAGTAATAGTATCAAGTACTTCATAACCACAAGGTAATCCAATGCTATTAATATCTAAGAGTAGTTTTCTAGCCAGTTCCAGTCCCTTGTTGACTTGGAAACTATTGTCCAAATCAGGGTCATTAATTAATCCTTTCCAACCTATGGTAGTTCTGGGCTTCTCAAAGTAAACCCTCATAACAATTAAGATCTTGTCTTGAACACGATCTGCTAATTGCTTTAATTCTTTTGCGTAAACTAATGCTTCATCAACGTTATGGATAGAGCATGGACCTATAATAAAAAGTTTTCTCCCCGAAATACCTTTTATTATATTGCGAATTTCTTGACGAGTATTCATTACTAAGTTCTTAATACTTTCAGTAATGGGATATTTTTGTTTTAATGTGTCAGGTCTGATTAGTGGTTGAAAGGAAATAATTTTCGTATTTTCCATATAATAAATAATGTATTATTACTTTAACTCGTTTATTATATATAAATTCTAGAAATTAACTTCTTAATATTACTATTATCTGCGTATTGTTCAAGAATAATATCAATATCTTTTCTTTTAACATAATTTGATACTATATGAAAACTTTTAAGATTTTCCAGTTCTGAAAAAGCATCAAATAAATATTTACAACCATCTGGTTTGATATAATTATTATTAAAATATATATGCTCCAAGTTAGTCATATTTTTTATCCCATCTCTAAGATGCATACAACCTTCATCTGAAATATGGTTGTTACATAAAACAAAGTGTTCCAAATTTTGTAACTTACCTAGTACAGTACTAAGATGATAGCAACCAATATTGCTAATATTATTTCTACATAAATTTAACCACTTTAATTGGGTTAAATTTTCTAATGCGGGTACTAAATATTTACAAGTACTATCTGTAATATTATTATTACCCAAGTACAACTCTTTCAGATTAATCATTTTAGAAAGTGGATTTTTTAAGAGCTTAAACCCATCTAATGTCATCTTATTATTCCAAAAATAAATACCCTTAATATTCTCTAATCGTCCCAAAACTCTAGAGATAATCAGACAATTTTTCTTATCAAGAATAACTGAATTAAAATTTAAACCTCCTGTAAAATTATCACCATTTTTTAAAATAGTTTTGGTATCAGTGCCAACTAATTCTTCTAACTTGTTCCAATAAAGATTTTCTAATTTGGGTTTAAAAGTTTTATAATATTTTTTTGAAATTTTCATCAGATTAGAAATAGTAATAAAATCACTGATGATGTAGGAAAATATATGTAATTGAAGTGGAAAATATAAATTCGCCATTATAATTATCTGATATTATATATATATGAATAATTATTATGAAAAATATCTTAAATATAAGATTAAATATTTAAATTTAAAAGACCAAGTTGGAAATGGTAGTATTGTTAGTCCAGAAGAAATAATAGGTAATATGTTAGAATTGTATAATATGGTTTCCGAAAAATATACTGAAGTTTATCTTACAGGTTCTATGGCATTATATTTTTTAGCTCATAATTTTGGAATTGAATTAGATGAAGATTATCCTCTACCTAATGATGTTGATTTTGTAGTTTACTATAATGGTAAATCATTAATTGAAGAAAAAAATATTATTAGTTACAAAAGAGAACAATCTACAGCAGAAAAATCTGTTACTATGAAAAGTGACACTACTGAAAATTATTTTAAGAGTTTCGATATTATAGCTTCTAAATTATATAAAAACCATTATGTAGTAAATTATAATGGACAAGATATAAATGTATTAAATTTAACTAGTATAAAAAATGAGTATATGGATGATATTAATCCTATAAATACTAAAAAATTAGGATTAATAGAAAAATTAGAAAAAATTTCTTTAGAAGCTAAATTAACTAAAAAACCTGTTAATAAAAGAAGATCACAACATGATACTTCTGGTAATATTCCTAAAGTAAGACGAAAAAATTTATTAAGTATGTTCAATATGGCTCAACCTGCTGTAAATGATACAAATGAAGAATCTACTAAACAAATGCACCATAGTTCTTCAGATGAAACTATGTCACCATTAAAACCTAAAAAATTTTCTTTTACTGATATGTAATAAAAATATAATTTATTTATTCATAAAAGCCCAACTATCTCTGACCATATCGGAAATATTATATTCAGCTTTCCATCCTAAAATAGTATTAGCTTTTGTTGGATCACAAACTACTTTACAAATATCTCCTTCTCTTCTATCTCCGTAAATATATTTTAAATTTACCGAGTTTACTTTTTTAAAAGCTTCTACTAATTCTAATACACTAGTACCATTCCCAGTTCCAATATTAAATATATGGGTATTTTCAATATATTTGTTATTAAGATTATGTTCTATAGCGATAACATGACTATTAGCTAAATCAACCACATGTATAAAATCTCTGATACATGTTCCGTCATTAGTATTATAATCATTACCAAATATGGTCAGGTGATTATATCTAGATTCATCTTTAAATTCTAAATTATTATTATTACTAGCAACTCTCATCACATAGGGCATTAAATTATTAGGAACATCTCGTGGGTTTTCTCCTATTAATCCTGAACTATGAGCCCCAACTGGATTAAAATACCTCAATATTACTAATTGAAATGGTTTTTTATTTAAAAAGTTAAAACTTTTAACATAATCTTGCAGAATAATTTCTTGCATATATTTAGTCATACCATAAGGATTAGTAATTTTCATACCTACAGTATCAGTTTCAGATGATACTTTATCTATAGCTCCATAAACAGTAGCTGATGAACTAAATACAAATGACAATATAGGATAATCTTTAATGAGTTTCAATAGATTAAAAGTCATACTTAAATTCTCTTGATAGTAATATAGGGGTTGTCTAACAGATTCACCGACAGCTTTATGACCAGCACAATGAATTATACTTTCTATACTTTCTTTTTTAAAAACTTCTTCAGTATCTTTTAAATTTAATAAACTTATTTGATAAAACTTAATTTTTTTACTAGAAATAGTTTCAATCTTATCTTTAGTTGATAATTCTGAATTATTTAAATTATCAATTACAACAACATCATGGTTAGCTTTTAATAACTCTACACAAATATGTGAACCTATAAAACCTAAACCTCCAGTTACAAGAACTTTCATATTATTTAGATTTATAATTTAAAATGTTATAAATTATATTTAAAATTTATAACATTTTAAAATATAATTTATTTACCTGAAAAATAATCATAAAGGAAAAAATTTAAACCATAAAGAGGAGCCATACGTGTAGATCTTACTAATCCTCCTCTCCAAAATCCAAGTACACCATCATTAGCAATAATATCTTTGGTAGCTGATAATATACTACTATTAGAAGCTTGTGTTTTAGTTTTTATTACATCAATTGGATTATTTACCATAACTGCTGTAACAGCACCTAATGACCCGGTAACTAATTTTCCACTATGGTGACCTAAAGTTGAAGAAAAATATTCACTAAAATAATCATAAAAAGTGAAACAAACCGCTTGATTAGTTCCAGTTCTCACCATAGTAGGTAGTAATCCTTTAAAAAGTATTTTAGGATTTTGATATATTTTAGGTTTTAACATTCTTAAAGTATTATTTTTCATGGCTTGTATTTTAAGATATTCTGAAGGAGTATAGATAAGACAAGATTCTATTATACCAGACATAAAACCAGCTGTCATTCTACTTTCTACACCATTATTTGTGAGAAAGTCAAAAGTATAAAATCTAAGTGCTACTCTAGGAATACCACCTCCCATATGTGAACCTAACCCTCTGGTAAATCCACGTAGACCATATTTTTTATATTCATATTTGAAATTATCCATGATAGATTTACCATTCATTTGTCTTTTAATTTTAACATATTCCATTGGCCATGTTATAGATTGTGAAATCATACCAGTCATTATGCCAGCATAGATGGTTTGATTCATTAAAAGGTTAAATATTTTTATTCTAAAATGTTTAAATTTTTCCACCACAAAAAAAAAATCTTATTAATTATTTTAATGGAATCAAAAATTAAATATCTTATAAATAATATTTTTGATAATTTTGATTTTGAAAAGGGTTCATTTAAAGCTTCTCCCTCAAATGAACCTAACTATAATTATCATTGGGTTAGAGACTCTTGTCTTATTGTAAATATTATGATTGATGCTTACACACGAGGATTTATTGAACCTAAAAAATTTATTTCCTTTATTGAAAATTTTTTAGCCTTTGAGAGAAAAACAAATAATATATCAATCATGTCTGGTCTTGGAGAACCTAAATATAATCTGGATGGAACACCCTATATGGAAGATTGGGGTAGACCTCAAAATGATGGTCCTGCATTAAGATGTATGGTATATCTTAAACTGATGAATGTATTACCTTATTATAATAAAGTTCTTAAAAAATTATTAGAAAAAAACATTGATTATATTAAAAAAAATATCTATCAAAAAAACTTTGACTTATGGGAAGAAGTATCTGGATATCATTTTTACACTAGTTACTTGCAACTTATAGTCTTATTACAAACGGATAAACAATATAATAATACTACTGCCATAAAACATTTACAAGATCTTTTAGATCGTTTTCAAAAAGACGATCATATTATTAGTAGTATTGAAACAGGTCACAATAGAAAGTTTTTAGATGCAAGTGTTTTAATGAGTTTTCTTCATAGTGATACGCATCCAGAACATTGGTTACCAAGATGTAATAAATTAATTAGTATGTTAAAAAAAGAATTTAATACTATCTATCCCTTTAATAATTATTCTAAAACTGATTGGTTTGGTAGATATCCAGAGGATGTTTACTATGGTGGTAATCCATGGGTAATTTGTACTATGGCTAAGTTAACTTTCGAATACAAGTACAAACTTAAGAGTAAATTATATATTTTAGATCAATTTAATCATGTCTGGAATCACATGGACTTAGTTAAAGATCAACCAGAACAAATAGATAGAGCAGATGGTTCTAGTAAGAGTGCTAGATATCTTACTTGGAATAGTGTAGAACTTTTACGCTTTATCTTTACTTTTCTTGAATGCTAAAGACCTCATTTAATCTAATATTTTAATTAGTAAGAATCTATAAATATTGAATTTTCTTTATTTAAAAATAATTCAATATGGAGTATTACACTATAAATTATGATTATAATTTTAAAAGTAACATTATTGCTTTTGATATGGATAATACTATAATTTCAACAAAATCTGGTAAACGTTTTCCTAAAAGTATGGATGATTGGAAATTTATATTTGAGTCAAAAACTAAATTAAATAAAATTGCTAAAAAAAATAGCATTATTATAATAACAAATCAATTAGGAATAACTAAGAATAAGACTAAGATTGAAGATATTGAGGGCAAATTAGATATGATTCGTCAAGAATTAAATATACCAATCTTAGCCATGATTGCTTCAGCTGATAATAATTATCGAAAACCTAGAATAGGGTTCTACATGATGTTAGAAAAGATGTATTTGGAGAAAAATAAAAAGATAAAATCTTTTACCTATGTTGGAGATGCAGCTGGTAGAACAGGAGACCATAGTGATAGTGATTATAAATTTCTCTTAAATGTTTCAAAATATACTCCTAATATAGAAACTAAGTTTTATCTACCTGAAGAATTTTTTGACAAGGAGACTAATAATAATAAAAATATTTTAGGATATGACCTTAGTTACAAAGGTAAGGATTCTACAAAAAAAATTATTTCAAAAATAGATTCAATTACAGATAGTCTTAAGAATCAAGTAATTTTAATATCTGGTTATCCCGCAAGTGGTAAAACAACCTTAGCATCTAAATTATCTAAAAAATTAAATATAGCATATTTCAGTAAAGATAAAGATAAGGGAAAATTTAAAAAACTTTTAAAAAATCAAGTCGATAGTGATTATAATTTTATAGTAGAAGGTTTATATTATGGTGATAAACAAAGGAATGAATTAGAGAAGTTAATTGGCGAAAAATATCAAATTATTAATCTAGTAATGGATGTACCGTATGATACAGCAATTCATTTTAATAAATTTAGAAGTTTAACAGAAGATGTAAATACTATACCACCTGTAGTTTATAATACTTATAGAAAGTATTACAAAGATTATACCAAAGCTACTATTATTAAAGTTAATCCTAAACTTTCCAAAAAGAAATTATCAGAAATTAACCAGTTTTATTTATAAATTAATAAAAAAAATTGCAATATATATATATATATATATATATTATGAGTACTAGTAAAACTTATGAATTTTTGGACGGACCTCCGTTTATTAATGGTAAAATGCACCATGGTCATGCCTTAGTATCTTCTATTAAAGATACTATTTTACGACATAAAGAAAGACAAGGTTATGAGATTGAATATAACTTTGGATTTGATGAACATGGTTTACCACTTGAACAAGCAGTAGAAAAAGAAATTGGAGATAAGATGGATCTAAGAAATCCTGATAACCTTTCTCTATTTTGTAATACAGCTAGAAATATTATTTCAAAATATACCCTAAAATGGATTGAAAGTTTCGGTAAACTCAATCGTAAGATTGACCTATCTAAACAATATCATACTAGTGATATTAGTTATATGGATAGTTTATGGAGTAATTTTCATAAATTGTATCAAAATGGACTTATTTACCAATCTTTTAAAGTTATGCCCTATAGTCCAAAATTAGGATGTAGTTTGAGTAACTTTGAAGCTAATAGTAATTATGCTACGATTAATGATAATACTGTTACAGTTGCATTTCCTTTGATTGAAAAATCAACTAATACAATTGTAGATAATACTTTTCTATTAGCTTGGACAACAACACCATGGTCTCTAGTTGGTAATATGGGGTTAGGTGTAAATCCTAAACTTACATATGTTACTGTTGAATCTGGGGATAAATTTTATCTGGTTGCAGAAACTCTAGTAGCGAGTAATTTTAAAAGTGATTATAATATTGTAGATAAGATTAGCGGTAGTGACCTAGCTAAAGATTTCAGGTATCAGAATATTTTTAGAATGATAGAATCTGATTATATGATTCATTCAGCTGATTACATTACAGATTCATCTGGTACGGGTATTGTACATTTAGCTCCGATGTTTGGTGATGAAGATTTTAAAACTATGAATATCATAGACCTTCCTGTCTTTCTAGACAAACATTTGTGTTTCTTAAAAGATTTTACAATGATTGGAATGGAAGCAGGAACATTCCTCTTAGACACAGAAGTTCCAATTATTAAATTTCTGGCTAGAAATGGTCTGTTATTTTCTAAAAGAAAGATTACCCATTCTTATCCTATGTGTTGGAGAACAGATACTAAACTGGTGTATTATGCTAATTCTGCTTGGTTTCTCAATGTAACAAAAATCAAGGAACAATTGATTGAAAATGTTAAAACGATTAATTGGCACCCACATGAAGTTGCTGAGAAGAGGTTTAATAATTGGGTTAGTAATTCAATTGACTGGTGTCTTTCTAGAAATAGAATTTGGGGAACACCGATTCCTATTCTAATTTCAATGGAAAATAGTGAAGATATCATCGTACTTAAAAATAAAAAACACCTAGAAGAATTATTGGGATATAACGTTACTGACATTCATCTTGATAATGTAAGAGATTTAGAGATTAATTATAAAGATAAAAAATGGAAATTGATGGGAGATGTATTTGATTGTTGGTATGAATCTGGTATGGCGTGTGTAGTTAAACAAAAAAACCCAGATAAGTTCGAACCTTTTGATTTTATTACAGAATCTTTAGATCAAACACGTGGTTGGTTCTATACTCTTAATGTACTTTCAACAGCTTTACATAATAAACCAGCTTTTAAAAATGTTAAAGTATCTGGATTAATTATGGCAAGCGATGGAAAAAAAATGTCTAAACGTCTCCAGAATTATACAGACCCAATGGAACTAATTGAAAAATATAATAGTGATGTTCTAAGATTATATCTAGTTAGTAGTCCTGCATCTAAAGGCGAAAGTTTTAATTTCAATGATGATGATATTAGTAAATTATTTAAAAAATTTACTCCTATTGAAAGTGGTATTAATATGTTTAATAACTATGGAGTTAAAATTAATACAGAACATACTATTAAAAAATATTCTAGTTTAGATATTTATATTATTGAAACTATTAATAAATTTCAAAATACATTTTCTATTAAATTAGATAACTATGATACTTCTAATTTGGATAATAATATTATTCATATGATTGATATTATTTGTAATGTCTATATTAGATTATCTCGTGACAGAATGAATCATAATATGGGTGAGGAAGAATATAATAATTGTTATAAAGTATTAGATTATGTTCTTAATACCTTCATAGATACAGTATATCCAGTTATGCCAGAATATTATGAAAAATGGAAGGCTATTAAAAAATATATTAATTACGAAACTACTATAACTTTACCTAATAACTCTAGTATCAATTTTGAAAAAGTAATTCATTTTATTGAATTAGGTAGAAAGTTTCGAGATAGTTGTAAGATGAGAATTACCTTACCACTAAAACGTTTAACTTTTTATCTAACTACACAAGATTTAGAAATGATGAGAGCATCATCTAGTTATATTGTTAATGAACTAAATATTGAAACAATTGATTTTAAAGATGTTGATAGTTTACCAGGACAATTTAAACCAATTGTTGGAAAAGTAGGAAGAGTTTATAAAAAAGAAACTAAAAATATTTGTAAAATGATTTCAAATGCAACTAGCAAGGAAGAACTAAATAATATGGGAATTAATTCAGATATGTACATTAAAGAAATTAAACTTATTGATCATGATAATATTAGATACTTGAATGATAATGATTCAGTAATTGAAGGTGATATTACAGTAGATGATGATAATATTATGAAGGAAAACCTAACACTACTAAAAAAGAAAATTAATAGTGTTAAGAAAGACATGGGATTAAATTGGTTTGATAGTGTTAGTCTGAAATTAAAAAAAGATGCAATTTTAGAAAGTTATCAAGAATATCTTGAAAAGTTATATATCAAATATAAGTGGTATAATGAAGATTTATGTGATTCTAATAAATTTAATGATTGGAATTTTATTATTTCCAAAGAAACTTAAAAAATTCAGTAAAACAAAATTCTCTTTTTTTAGGTTTTGGTAAAAATTTATCGGATAAATCTATTTCAATCATTTCATCTACAAGTAGATTAAAAATTTTCTTTTCAATAAATTTTTTATCGTATTTGTTTATTTTAATATTATGAAAAATAATATCAAATCTTTTAAAATTTTTTCTAGTTTCTTCTAGTATTGGTGTCGTATTAAAATCTTCAACCATGTCACTTTTATTTAATACAATTAAAATTGGAATATCATCTTTAAGATGTTCTTTTAATTCAGATATCCAATAATTAAATGATTTGAACACATCTTTAGTAAGATCTAAAAATAAAACTATCATACTATTATCATTGTAATAATTTTTTAAAATAGGACGAAATCGTTGAGCTCCAGATAGATCCCACACACTTAATCTGATTTCTCTATTACCATAATTGGTAATTTTAGAATCATAATCGACTCCTACTGTAGGTGTCACTGGAATATTTTTGTTAAAAATTTTTCTCATTACTGAGGTTTTACCAGAAGATTCATCTCCTAAAAAACAAACTTGGAACTTGGAAGAGTATAAAGAATTGTTTAAATTATTATTAAACATTAATTTAAGATATATTTTTTGTAAAATAATTAGTAAAATATATTTTATATTAATTATTTCTAAACATTTAATATGCGAGTATATATGGATGGTGTTTTTGACTTATTTCACAGAGGTCATTTAGAAGCTATAAAGAAAGTTAGAAATGACGCTGGGATATATGGTACTGTCATTATTGGTGTAGTTAGTGATATGGATGCTAATTCTTATAAAAGATGGCCAATTATTAAAGAAGACGATAGGGTTGAGATTGTATCTAATATAAAAGATGTAGATGATGTTATTTTCCCTTGTCCAATGAGTGTTACTAAAGAATTTATAGAAAAACATCAAATAGATTTAGTAGTACATGGATTTGCTGATGAGAGTGATTTTAATAATCAAAAAGAGTTTTTTAAGGAAATAATAGATTTAGGTAAGTTTAAAGTTCAGGAATATTATAAAGGTTCTAGTACTACTGAAATAATTAAAAAAATAAAAAAATTGAATTAACAAGGTATTTAGGAGAATTTTATATATGCCTTCTAAAAAGAAATCTGCTGCTAAATCTTCTCAAGTTACTGCTAAGGAACTACTCCTAAGATGGACACAAATTGCATCTGAACTTAAAGAACTAGAAGAAAAAAGAAAGCAACTTTCCCAAGAACATGATGATATTACTCAACAATTAGTATCAATGGAATTTACAGTAGAAGAATCTGCTACCGAAGAAAATGAAGAAATCGATGATACAGTCGAAGAACAAGAAGTCAAACCTAAAGGTAAGGGTAAATCTTCCAAAGCTGCTAAAGCTACCAAAGCTACTAAAGGTAAAACTACAAAAGCTGCTAAAGGTAAAACTACCAAAGCTGCTAAAGGTAAAACTACAAAAGCTAAAACTAGCAAAGGTAAAAAAGCGGTAAAAAAGCCTGTAATGATTGCAACTGAATCTACAGGTAGTGATACTGATAGTGATACCGATAGTGACAGTGATTAATTTTTTTATGTGATTATAAGAATATCTTAAATAGAAAATAAAATCATTTTAATTCATGATTTGTTTTAACAAAATCCTGAATAGTTTCCAAATATATTCCGAAGGAATTTAAAAATATTGATTTACAATAAAATCATTTTAATTCATGATTTGTTTTAACAAATCCTGAATAGTTTCCAAAAAATAAAAAATATTGATTTTCTTTCATTTATATAATATTATATATGAAAGATAAGTATCATAAACGGATTTCCAAAAGATTAAAAAAATATTGGGATTTCGAAAAATTAAAGGATAAACAATTACAAATTGTGGAAGCTTTAATGGATAAAAGAGATGTTGTAGGATTATTACCAACAGGCTATGGTAAATCAATGACTTATCTAATTCCTCCATTAATTAAAAAAAAAACTATGTTTATCATTAGTCCTCTGATATCTTTAATGGAAGATCAAAAAGAAAAACTAATCGAAAAAAAAATACCAGTAGCTACATTACACAGTAATAATAGTAATAAAGATAGAGATATTTTTGATATTATTGATGGTAAAATTAAAATAGTTTATATGAGTCCAGAATATCTTATTTCAGGAGATGGGCTTAATCTAGCTAAAGTTTTAGTGGAAGAAAAAAAAATGGGGTTTATGGCGGTAGATGAAAGTCATTGTATTAGTCAGTGGGGTCATGATTTTCGACCACAATATCAACAACTTTCTAAATTTCGGACTCTTTTTCCAAAGATTCCTATATTGGCAGTAACTGCAACTGCTACCGAAACTGTAGCTAATGATATTATAAACGTGTTGACTTTGAAAAAACCATTAGTTGTTAGTGCTAATTTTGATAGACCTAATCTTTACATTAAGTGTTTAGACGTTAAATATGCAAACTTGGAATTTTTTAGTAATATATTATGTCCTAGTGCTAATAAACATAAATTTAATCTTCAAGGAAAATGTTTACTATGTAAAAAAGATAAAAATAATTTGAAATATACCAGAGAAGAACTTGATATGATGGATGGTAATCTTTCTTCATATAGAAAGGGTAAAATGACAAAATTAGAGGAAATAGATTTTATGAAACCATATTTGAAAAAATATCCTGATGAAAAGATTATTATATATACTAATAGTCGAAAAGAAACTGCAAAAATAGCGGATATGATTAATGAATATATGTCTACTAAAAATAAAAAGAGAACTGTTTATTCACAAGCATATCATGCAGGTATGAGTAAAAAATCTAGAGAAAAGATACAAGAAGAATTTAGTAGTGGAAAATTTAATGTTATAGTTACAACTATTGCATTTGGCATGGGAATTGACCAAACAGTTAGATGTGTTCTAATCTTAGGTTCACCATCATCAGTTGAAGAATACTATCAACAAATTGGTCGTGCAGGAAGAGATGGTAAACCAAGTGAAGTTGTATTATTTTTCCAAATGCAAAAATTAGTCCTACAAAACAACATGATTAGTAGAAATTCTAGAAACAAATACTCGACTATTACCAAAAATAAAAGAAATAATCTTTATCGAATGATGGACCTGTTTAAAACCAAAGGATGTCGTCGTAAGTTTATTCTTAATTATTTTGGACAAAAACCTAAATTTTTTTGTTGTAATAATTGTGATAATTGTTGTGAGAAACAGTTAAAAGATTATACTGATAAAGTATACAAAGTAGCTATCACTGGTATAGATATGGATTTGATATATTCAGATAAAGATAAAAGTAGATTTATTGAATCTGGATTATATAATAATCGATTTAATCGAATGACAGAAAGCGATGAACTAACTTTTTGGAAAAAGATGATTAGAGTGAATAATATTAAAAAAAATAAAATACCAACTAAATTAAAAATAATGGTATAATTATTTTATATCTATATATATATATATATATATATATGAGTTATTATGATAAATATATTAAATATAAAAAAAAATATTTAAATTTACGAGATTCTATGATTAAAGATAAATCAGTTAAATATTTAAAAGCTGGAACAAAAACTGAAGGAGAAACAAAAACTGAAGGAGAAACAAAAACTGAAGGAGAAACAAATTCTTTTATAGTTAATATTTTTAAAATAGAGAAGGAACCTGGATTTAATAAATATAATATAGTTCATACTGAAGACCCTGAACATCTTATAGATCAACAAATATTTTCCAATTCATTCAATATTAATTTATTAGAAGGGGTCGAAAAACTAAATGAAGATGCACAGAATATTTATAATTTTATTACGACAGATAAAGACTGGGGTGTACCGGCGGGTAAAGAGATTTGGGAAGTATTTGATAATATTACATATTTGTTTTTATATTCACCAGAAATATATAATTTTTATAAAAAATTAGCCAATGAAACAAAAATGTCGATAACTGTATGGAATGGCGATGCATCTTCTTTTTCATCTTATAAAAGTAAAAATGTCGATTTACCCTATCGAGAAGGTTTAAATATTTTATTATCATGTAGTAGTGCCTCATTAACCAAAGATTTAAATATAAAATACAATCAAGATAATAAATTTTTTATTGGCTTTGGAGACAACATCCATACATACGGTAATAACATATATAGTTTTTGTGATTATGGGCCTTATTTAATGAACATAAAAAATAACGAAAAAAAAAAAGAAGAATTTGTTACATTATGGAATAATATGAATAATATGAATGATAAATACCCTATTGTAAAATTAATAAAAATATGGAAGCAAATATATCTTAAAAATAAAAACGAAGAAAAAAGTTGTCGAGTTTTAAGATATAAAGGAATTAAAGATGGAATAAAGATGTTACGAACAAAGAACTCCTATTTTAAAAGTAGAAATTTTTGTAATACTGACATAAAATGTACAAGTGATATCGAGAAAGATGAAGAAGAATTTGAAAATTTTATATTTAAATTAATGGATTTAAAAAATAAAAAAAATAAAGAAAAAGAAGCCGAACGAAAGAAGAAAAGAGAAGAAGAAGGAAGAAAAGTACAAGAGATAATTAATTATTATTCCAAACTTTTTGATGACAATAAAAATTTAAAAAATGGGTCGACCATTGAAATTGAAATTGATAAGGAAAAGGGATTTTTATATGAGAATAAAATAAATGAAAAAATTAATGAAATCGATATTAATGATAATGTAAAGTTTTATACTTACATGGATACATTAAAAGATTTTAATAACAGTAATAAAGAACAAAAGGATCTAAAAAAAATAAAAATTTATTGGAATGTGAAGGAGCTTTTAAGTGAGGACGAGGATGATGATGATGATGATGATGATGATGATGGTGATGATGATGATGATGGCGAGGTATCAGAATATAATTTTGACGAGTCTGATGATGATGAGGATGATGATAAATTTAATCCTTTGTATAGATAATTTTTGAATTTTTATATCTGTGAAATTTTATTTTGAAAAAAATTTTTAACGTGCATTCATCTATTTTTAACAGTAATGTCGATGATTATAAATTTTTGATTATTTTATATATACTATTTCTATTGAAGATGATGTATTTTATGAAGAAATAAATTTAACTTTAGTAACTATACTAGAATCTGTAGTGACCATCGGATCATATGTATTCGGGAAAAACAAATTATTATACCAAAATCAATTGATGGAATAATACGCTCAACAATTAAATATTACAAAATACCAGCTCAAGTTACTATTTAATATATTTAATTATTTTTTATAATTTAATTAAATTTATTTCTTTTTTTATATAATGAAAAATTCAGTTAAAATTAATTACTACAGTAAATATTTAAAATATAAAAATAAATATTTAACTTTAAGAGATTCTATGGTTAATGATAACGAGAGTATAATATTAAAGTTATTTGAAGAGAATAAAAAATTTGTTAAAATAGAAGAGGATACTAATCAAATGTTTCAAGATAAAAAATATGCTTTAACTTATGGTGAATTAACAGTTGATGGATTTAAATCTATCTTGAATAAATTAAAAGAGATGGGATTCAAGGAACCCTTAGTCTTAGCAGATCTTGGTTCAGGTATGGGGAAGATACCTATTATGGCAGTTCATTATGGAAATGCAGAAAAAGCAGTTGGTGTTGAATTAGCCAAAGAAAGACATGATACTGCTGTTAGTATGAAAAGTAAACTCAGCCAAGAATATCAAGATAAATTAACTTTTATTAATGGAGATTTGTTAAAGGATATAGATTTAAAAATATTTAACGTAATTTTTATTTCTAATTTATGTTTTAGCCCAGAAATAAATATTAAATTAGGAAATAAATTAAAAGAATTAAAAATAGGAACATATATTTTCTGTAGTAAAGAAATTAACGTCCCTTATTTAAAATCATTAGGAAGTATTAAAGTAGTAATGACTTGGACACAAAATTCAGATTTAAAAATATATCAAAGAATATAATGAAAGAAAATATTGTGGTAATAGGTTCAGGATGGGCAGGAGCATCATTAGTTAAACATTTAGATTCAGATAAATTTAATATTACTGTAATTTCTAATAATTTAGAATTTGTTTATACACCCTTGCTTACATATAAATCTATGAACAATATTAACTTAAATTATCCTATAGTTTCAATCAATGATAATATTAAAACTATTAAAAAAAATATTGATATAGAAATGATAGATTTTAATAATAATTCTATAAAAATGAATGATAATAATATTAAATATAATATTAAATATAATTACATAGTTTTTGCAAATGGTGCAACTATAAATACTTTTAATATTGAAGGAGTTGAAACATTTTGTCATTATATTAATAATTTTAATATAAATAAAGTAAATAATATTGATAATATTTATGTGATAGGGACAGGACCTACTGGTACAGAAATGATAGGATATTTATTAGATTATAAAAAAAGTACTAATGCTAATTATAATATAATAGCAATTGATGGACTTGATGGACCATTAAATATGATAAAAGATAGTTCGGAAATAGTAAATTTTTGGAAAGAACAAGATATTGGTCAATATTATAATAATTTTGTAAAAAAAATAACAGATAAAAATATTATTACTACAAATAATAATTTTAATACTAATACAAATGATGTTATTTTATGGTTAGGTGGTGTTAAAATAACTCCCTTGAGTATAGAAGTTAATAATTTTTTTAAAAATGAAAATAGACTAGGTATTGATACTAATGATAGTATGATGGTTAAAAATTCTAGAAATGTATTTGCAATAGGTGATTGTAATGGTTTAAAATTACCACCTACTGCTCAAGTAGCTTATCAACAAGGTAAATTTCTAGCGAATAATTTTAATAATAATTCTATTAATAATTCATTTACATATAATGATATGGGTAGTTTTTTCTATTATGGACAAGGTAATTCAGTTTATAATTATAAAAAAACTTTACAATTTGGAGGAAAATTGACAGGTTACTTGAATAATTTTGTTCATTTGTATAACTGTATAAATTTTAAACAAAGTTTACAAATATTAAAAGAAAAATATTTAAAATAATTATCTCTATCATTATATGTATAACTAAAGTTCCCTTGAGGAAAATCCTGATAATAAACTGAAATACTTTTATTATCAGATTATTTACATCAATTCAACAAATATAAACTTATTTACTTTGTAGATAAGTTTATTAAATAATTGGAAATAACAATAAAATTCTCTGCAAGAATTTTATATTTCCTTTTTTTTTATTATTTTAAAATTAAGTATTTTAATAATAATAAAAAAATTAATAAATGTAAAAAAAATGAATCTAAATTCATTTTTTTATTTTTTATCTTTTTTTGTTCTTTCGAAAACAAAAAAAATTGATAAAAACACCTTTTTTTATAATTATTAATGTATAATAACTATGATTATTCGAGCTTTTATTCACCATCTGGTTGCTGGACTCCTATGAGTGGAATTCCACCAAGTAACGCTATTCCTCCTATTGGTCCGTCCAATAATAGTTGTCCATCTGGATACCGTACAGTTCCAGTAGAAGTAAGACCAATTAATGTGAATTTAACCGTTAACTCGAATAAGAGTTTTACCGTTTTTCAAAAGGAACAAGTATTTAATACACCTAATAAAAAAATTATAGTACCTGAAGTTAATATTAAAGTCACCGTGGAAAAAGATAAACCACCTTATAAGGGTCAACGTCGAAATAGACGTCGAAACAATTCAAATTATAGAAGAAATTATAATAGGAATCATAGGCCTTTTTATCATAGAGATTCACCTAGATTTAATCCACCTAGAAGATTTCCTCCAGGAACTAACAATGGTTCTACACAAACTAATTTATTTTCAGGTGCTAAAATGATTGAAATAGATATGAAATCATTAAAAGGAAAAAATATAATGGAAGAAATTATTAATACAATTTTAGGTACTGAGAAGAAAAAAGATATTAAAGAAAAACTTGAAGCTCCTATTTCCAAAGAAATGAATTTTGATTTGGAAAAAGAATATAATGAGCTTCCATTTGAAGTTAAAAATCTTAATGATTTGATTGCATTAGCTGACCTTTATGATAAAACTAATGAACATATGTTCGGATTTAATATGAAAAGGTTAAATATTATTAAAGATTCTCTTGTTAAACTTAATGAAGTTATTGGAATGCAAGATGTAAAAAACACTATTACCAATAAATTGATTACTTATCTCCAGGGATTAGGTGACATGGATGATATGAATCATATAGTTATTCAAGCTCCACCTGGATATGGAAAAACTATGTTAGGATTTCATCTTAGTGAGATTTTCTATAAACTAGGTCTAATTAAAGTACTTGTTAAGGATCCTGATGATATTCCAGATTTAGTGGAAAATCATACTCATCCTTTTACTGGAGAAAAAATAGACTTTCCTTTTATTGTAGCTAAAAGAAAAGATATGATTGGAGAATATGTAGGTCAAACTGCACCCAAGGTAGAAAAAATGGTAAATAAAGCTCTTGGTGGAGTTCTGTTTATTGATGAAGCTTACAGTCTTGGTAGTAAAGGTAAGGTTTCTTATTCGGAAGAATGTATTAATACTCTTAACCAACTTTTATCTGAAAAGGCAGGACAATTTATTTGTATTATTGCTGGTTATAAAGAAAATCTGAAAGAATCTTTTTTCATTAATCCTGGTCTTCAAAGACGTTTTAGAATGATTTTTGAAATTAAAAAATATAATGAAAAAGAACTAGCACTTATTTTTCAAAAAATGGTTATTGATAAAAAATGGAATCTCGGAGAAAAAATTTTAGAAAATGACATGAAAAAATTAGTAAATTTCATGAAAACAAATCAAGAACAATTTAAGTATTGTGGTGGAGATATGGAAACACTTTTACAAAATGTTAGAGATGCTCATAGTATGAGAGTATTTGGGTCCCATCCTAAAAACAAGAAAATTATTACTATGAAAGATCTTAAAGAGGGTCTTGAACTATTCAAGCAATCTAATGACAGAGATGATGTTCGTAATTATATTATGAAGAGCCTATATATTTAATTATAAATAGTATTTTGAGTAGATTTACCAGGCCAATTTTTTTGATTTATATTTCCAATTCTTACTAATTTTAAAATAATAATATCTATAATATGTTCAATTTCTATGATAGAATTACTTTCTATTTCAAATAAACTTTTATCTTCTAATAAATCTTTTAAATTTTTATTATTGTTATTTATCATAATAAAACAAGAATCCCATTTTTTAGTATTCTGATAATAACCATGTGCAAAACCTAATTCATCAACTATATTAACAGTTTTAATAAAAGCTCCCTCAATAAATTTATATTCTAAATTTTGATAATATTCTGTTAATGGATAATTAATAATTAATGTAACACTTTGTTTTTTTATAATATTTTTAATAAAATCATTTGGTATATTATAATATGATTTTAGTTGTGGATTAGTAATATTAAATATTTTATTAATTATTCCATACCCACAAATAGGACCAACTGTTCTGATAAGAATATTGTACTCGTCTTCTAATGGATAATTTATAACTTTATTTACTTTATTTAATATATTTACTTTATTGATATTTTTATTGTTTTCTGTTACAGCAGTAAATAAAATAATATTATCTTTAGTAAAGTATTTGATGGGTTTTATTCCATGAGGACTTAGACCTTGAGAAACAATAATTAATTTATCATATTTTTTTGAAATAATATCATTTATACCGTTAATTGGAATGAAATTCATTCTATATCCTCTATCGTTAGCAATATTTACTAAATATTTAGCGTGTACCATGGAAGTACCAATACCTGTAACCAGATAAGAAAAGTCCTTATTAAACTCAAAATCAGGTTGATTCAAATCCATAAGATACTTATTACTATTTTTGATTCTTTGTTGTAGGATGTGGTGCCCTTTAGAATCATTAGGATCAATACATATCCAATCTTCAACCATTATATTACTTTTATTAAGTGAAGCTTCTAATTCTTTCCTAGAACCATCAGAATAAAACATTTTTATTTTTCTATTTTTTAAATGATGTTTTAGTAGTAATGTTACTGGTAATAAGTTTCTTCTTTTAGTTATTCCGGTTTTTTCAAAGCCTTCATTTTTTGGATCAATAATATACTTACCAATGTTAAAATCATGACCATTATGATTTGCAACTATAACTATACCTCCACCATTTTTAACACATTCATAGATTGCAGTTGAATATTTGTTCTTGTAAGTATTGTTTTTTAAAGGAAATCTATTTAGAATAAATTCAGAATGAATTCGAACAACTGGTGTTACCACATTTTCATTATATGATAAAACCATAGTTTCACCATGTTTAGCAATGTCATAATATACATCTACTTTAAACCAATAAGGTTTACATATATCTGATTTTACTAGGTATTTACCATCTTTGGTTTTTTCATATTCTAAACTTATCTTAGAATCAGGTTTATCATCCATAATAATAAGGTTATTAACTGGTTCTATAGGTAAATAATATGATGCACAATGTATAAATCTTTTTTGAGGTAAATGATATGGTTCAAATGGTTTAACACTTGGTTGATATTCACCAGTTGCAACATCATTTAATAATTTAGTTAGTTTGTGTCCTGATTTCATTTTAGATTCTAAATATTTCCTGTTAAAAGGATTAGGAGGAAATTCAACTGAAATTACTTCTTTTAAATTTAATCCTAATTTAGTAAATTTACTAATCTTATCAGGATTATTTGTCATCAGATTAAACTCTCTATCAACTATATCTAAAATTACACAAATATCTTTAACATTTCTATAATCACGATAATCATGTTGTAATCCCATCTTTTCGTAAGCATCAAAAGTTGTAATACAATCATGATGATGCTGAACCATTTGACAACCTCTAGATTTACTTATATACGAGGCACCCCTTCCACTCTGTAATAGGTAAAATAAAATCCCATTTTTTTTTTCAACTATTGTTTTTAAGGCTTCATTTAATTGTTGTACACAATCACAATCCATACTTCTTAAAGTTTCAGAAGTCAAACAACTTGAATGTAACCTAATATAAAATTCATTATTAGATAAATCTCCGTGGACTAGAGCGAAAACGTATTTGATATCAATGATATCTTGGAAAACATATACAATAAAAGGTCCATATAAGGTTTCTATATTTATTGATCCAATAAATATAGTAGTACCATATATTTTTTTCATTATAATAATAAATATTTTTTATTATTATAATATTTATACAAGTTTATTATCACCTCGTTCTTTCATTTGTGCTTGTAGGAGATTATTAAATTCTTCAGTAGGAATAGGTTCATCAACATCAATCTTTTTAAATTGAGTTTTAACTTTTAACATGTAACCGTTTTCTAAAATTTTAATTTGATTTTTATCGAGAAAATCTTTTAAACACATTTTATAAAAATTAACTACTTTAACATCATTCTTAATTGATAATGTGTCAATAATATCATCTAGACTATATGTATGTTCATCATCAAATTCAAATTTTTGATGAAAAAGTTCAACTAATTTTTGGTAAGTTAATACTTCATCATCATTAAGTGTTAGTGAATTGACTTCTATCTTGACTTGGTCTACTGAATAATAGAATTTATTTAATAGTTTTTCTTTAAGTGTTTCAAGATTCATATTAAAAACATACTCACCTACATAGGATAATTCTGGAAACATTTCCATAGAAATAATATTTCTATTAATTCTATCTTTATCATTATAATAAACTTTCATAGTTGTTGGGTTAAACATTAAATCAATAATTGTTTTATTTTCATCTAAAATTAATTCAGTTACATTACTTACAGTACATACATTATCACTAGGTTGATAAGCAGAAATATCTATAGTTTTTTCAGATTGTGTTTCATTGTTTGAATTAATTTCAAAATAATTGTAAATATCAGAAAGGTGTTTTAATTGTTCTAAATTTTCTTCGATACTATTTTCATTCTTAAAAGAAATATAATTAGATGTAATTAATTGTTCTGGAATATGAGTGAATTCCATTACATCATTATTAGTAAAATTTTTTTGATAAACATACATGTGTTGATCAATGATTTCTTTAAGAGAATATTTAGTTTCGGATTGAAAGACTTTAATTAGAGAACCTAGATTAATTGTGTAAAACATTAATGATAATAATAATTTATCTTTAACTCGAAAAATTTGAAATAGTATTATCTAAGATTTAATAATGAATATTGATGCAGTAGAATTTATAAAAAATTTACATCATAATTATGATGGCGTTGAAGATACCATAGAAAAAGGGTGTTGTGTGTCTTCTAGGAAATCATTTGAAGGAACATATTGGGAAGATTATAGTAAAGTACATGAATGGAATTGTGATTGTCATAAAGTATTTTATGTATCTCTAATACAAAAATATTTAGCTGATGTAGTTCATCCAATTAACCTAGAACATAGTCAAAATAATAAACTAACTGTTGAACAACAAAATAAAATAAAAGAATTAGTTAATAATAATCTTAAAATATGTCCTTTGTGTCCACTAATTAGAAACGAACCTGATGTTATTAAGCCATTCTACAGATTACCTGTACAATCTGGTACAATCATAATGTTTGGTCCTACAATTGATAGTAATATTTTAGATAATAATATTACTACTGAAGAACCAGTGTTAATAGATACTACTGGTTATAGAGGGACTGGATTATATGTTATCCACCGCGAAGGAATAGTACCAGTAAATAGAGATGAATATTATCCAATATGGAATATTTTTAAAGATTATATAACTCCTAAAGTTATTAAATCTTATTATAATTGTACTGAAGGATTTATTATAAATGATAATTTAATGTTCTCTTTTAATGATAATAAATGGCTTGATATTTCTAATGATACAATTAAAAGTAATGCATGGAATGATTATACCATTGAAGATATTACTGATGATGTTATTACTATTAACTACAATTGCAATAAAAAAATAACTATTTCAAAAAATACATGTGTTTTAACTCAAGGAAGTGATACAGTTGATTTAATGAAATTAAATAATTAATTTGATTTTCTTATATAATATATTTTTAACATTCATTTATAAATAATTTCCCAAAATGAAAAAAATTGATATTAACACTAACTTTTTATTTTATATATATATGGATCTAAACATACCACTAACTCGAACTTTTTCTAGAAGAATATATCGCAATGCTCCCGTAATAGCTGCAGGAGAAGAACATACATGTACTCTAACTAGTTTTAATAACTCTAGTTTTTATTTTTTAATTGATGGATTGAATACTACTATCAAATTATCTGATTACTCTACATTAGAGTTTCTTATTCTTTATGAATATTTAACTAATAAATCTGAAGATAAGCTTATTAATTTGGAAATAAGTTGTACCCCTAATAACCTTAATTACTATAGAAGTAGTCTATTACTACAATTAAAAACTTCAATTAATGCAGATTTTTTAGAATTCTCTCAAAATAATCCTATTATAAGAGTATGGTTTGATATGGAGTATAATAAATTTCTAGACGAAGGGCTAGGATATAATAATAGTAAAAGTATTGATATAATGAATGAGAGTTTCACACCAGATTGTAATATGTATGATATTAAACCAAAAAATATGGAATTATATGATTATCAAAAAAAAACCCTTCAAAAGATGGTTGATATTGAAAATAGAGAGGCTAATAATTCTAATTGTCACATTAGTCATAATGTAAAATTAGGCCCTCTCAGTTATAATGTTAATCCTATTAACGGTAAAATTAATTCTAATGATGATAAAAAAATTAGTCTATCTAGTAGTGGAGGTATCTTATCTGATATGATGGGATTAGGTAAAACTATTACAACACTATCTCTAATAAAAGCTAATACTGTAAAAAATCCTGAATATCTTAACATAAAGTTTAATACTAATGGACTTATATTTACTAATTGTAGTCTTATTATTTGTCCTAACCATCTTTCAAAACAATGGGAAAACGAAGTTAAAAAAGCATATCCTTCACTAAAAGTTATCAAATTTTTAACTAAAAGGGACCATGCAAAGTATAGTTATATGGATATTATTAAATCAGATATAATTATAGTTACTCAACAGTTTTTAATGAATTTTAAAAATTATCCTAGAATCGAATATCAACATTGTACGCCCGCAACTATTAGTCTAAATAATCGATATAGCATTATTAAAAATAAATTTACTACTTGGAAAAATGATTTTACAAATGGACAAACTGATTTATACGATAAAAAGTATAATGCTTTACTAGAAGCTTTTCATTTTGAAAGGGTAATTATTGATGAAGGTCATGAGATTTTTGGAGAACTTTCAACTACTAACCAAAGTTTAGCTGATTACATTAGTAGATTAATGGGGTTTTTTTCTGGTAAAAATTATTGGTTTGTAAGCGGTACACCATTTAGTAACTCTAAAGGTTTTATTAATGCTTTAAAATTTATTAAAATGAAAATTAATATTGATAATAATGATTTAAATTTGGATGAGAATGTTTTTAGAAACTATAAATTTTTAAATAATGCTGCTATGAAGAAACGACTAATTAAAAATTTCCTCATTAGACATAGAAAATGTGATGTTGAAGAACAAATTGAACTCCCAGGATATAATGAAACATTACTATGGGTTGATCAAACTGAAATGGAAAAAAGTCTATACCAATCTAAAGTAGGTAGAGCTTCTCGTTCAGTATTACAACAATTATGTTGTCATCCGCTTATTGCAGAAACATTTAATAGAATCATAGGTAATAAAGAAGTTGATTTGGATACTATGAAAGATAGTCTTATTCTTCATAATGAAGAAACTATTAAAGTTTATTCTAAAAAATTAGAAAACCTGGATCCCCTAAGTCAACAATATCATATGTTAAAAGCAACTTACACAAAAAAAGTGTCCGAAGCAAAATATATGTTGTCAATTCTTAAAAAAATGATAGAAAAAGAAATTACAGAAGACGATACTTGTAGTATTTGTTTTGATACTCTGGAAGACCCAACTCTTACTCCTTGTGGTCACTTATTTTGTAATGAATGTCTTCACCTGTGTCTTAAGGCTAAACCAAATTGTCCCATGTGTAAAGCAGACCTCAAAGGAAAAGAACTTTTATCTGTTAATAGTAAAACTGTAAAAGATACTTCTAAAAAACAAAGTCCACTAATAGAAAAATATGGTTCAAAACTGGGAAAGCTTATTAGTGTAATTAAACACCTTACAAGTAACAAAGATAATCGTATCATTGTATTCAGCCAATGGAATAATATGTTAAAATTATTATCTAATACATTATCAGAAAATGGTGTAGGTAATAGTATTGTTAAGGGTAATGTATGGGCTAGAAATAGTGCAATTACTAAATTTAAAAACGGAGTAGATAAATTTGGTGATGAAAATAAAGTTATTATGCTTTCATTAAGCAATGCAGCTTCAGGTACTAACCTAACAGAAGCCTCACATATCTTCTTTATTGAACCAATTGACGCGTCTAGAAAAGAAGTAAAGGCTATTGAAGGTCAAGCTATTGGTCGTGCTTGTAGAATCGGTCAAACTAATAAAGTTAATATAGTTAGAATTTTAGCTAGAAATACAATCGAAGAAGAGATATTTAAAAAAAATTACCAGGATAATCAATTTATTCCAATTGATAAAGTAATTAACACACCTATTGATTTAGATAT